ATCCCAACCATAATCAAGAAAGTCCTTATACATCTGTTCTACAAGAGATGTCGTTGGAACAACTAAAAGGATTTTTTGACCTTTGTCAACGTAATATCTTACAAGAGAATAAATCATCAAAGATTTGCCAGAAGCAGTGGGGCTTATCAATAGCTTTCTATTGTGCTTTAGAGCATCATATACTCCCTCAATTTGATATTTCCTGGGAGTATGAGAGCAAATAGAATTCATATAGTCTTTGACACCCTCGTATGATATAAAATCATTTTCCTCAAATGGTGTACCGTAATATTTGTTTTCCTCAAACTTATAAGTGTATCCATAGTTCTTACAGAAGGATACAATCTTATCTAACAGTCCGACATAGATTTGCTTGGAACGCATATCAAAGAGATGGATCTCTCCGTTCCAGTTTCTACCACGGTACTGTGGCATAAATTTTGCATTAGGAACCTCAAACTTAAAGTGATCTCTAAGTTCATATTCTATATGAGGTTCTGTGTTAATCTTTAAAAATACTTCGTTGGATTTGGAAATAACAAGATTTGCTGTCGTGTCAATCACGTAGATCCATTCATCTGCAAATATTTATTACATATTTTCAAACCTATGTTCTAACATAATTCTATAGAAGTGATCTCGCATTGCAAGTAAATCTTCTTGTTCCATAGGATCTCCACCGCTCCATTTGTTGCATGCCTGAGAAAGTCCCGTGTGAATAACACGAACTGCTTCTATAGGTAACTCTACTCGATAATACTTATCGTCCTCATCCATTATCCTAAACCTGAATTAAATCTCATGAATTCGATTGCGTTTTTGATTTGATATGTGCGATTGGAAATTTGTTTTAGAATACTTTCAATGTATACAAGCATCGTATCATAGTAGTCAATTTTCAAACATACATTAGATAATTTTTCATCTGCATCTAGATACTTTTGCATAGTATCTTTATCACGAATTTTTTTGGGGAATGGATTCTCTATGTATACATCTGGGTCAGCTTTACCACTGAAGTATTCATATCTTTCATGACGAATATTTTTCCTTTGCTGTTCTGCTTTCTTTCTTAAAAGAAATATGGTATTATATAATTCAAAGTATTTTGCATGAAGAGTGGGAATATTTAAAGACTCTGTATGTAAATTATCGGTATCGATCTTTGAGTCTTTAGTCCACATCTCTTGAATCTTATCAAGATCTACGGTCATAAAGGATTGTTGCTCAAATCAGTAAGGGTGTATATAGTATACTTGAAACTTACGTCTGCTGTAAAGTATTCAATATCTGTATCAGTTGCATCGAAAGATACAGTTGATATCGAATATGGAAATAAGTCTTTGAAGTTGACATTAAATTTAGGTACGAGATTACTACTTAAAATCTGCAAAGTACCATCAGAATATATGTTATCTCCTGCTTTACCAAAATTACCAGGAAGAATTGCTTCACTTTCCAATTTATCAAATTGAGTTAATGACTCAGGATATCCAAGTCCACGAATCCAATTTTGAATTTCCATATAGTTAACAAGATCTTCATCAACTAGAAATCTTAAAGTAAGATCTCCAAAACTAATCTTATCTCCTGGAACATCAATATCTTTTAAGTATGATGGTTGAATAGCAATACCAAGATTTAAGTCTGGGATATTTGCTTGATTGCAGAAAAACGCTACACCTGGACTTCTCTTTAAAGAAAATTTAAATCCAGTAGGTGCAAGAAAATTCCTATTATCAATAGGAGTTCCTGGTCTATCCTTAGCAGGTTTTCTCGTTGCCATTATTCACTCACTACGGTAGAACCGGTGAAACCACCATTTGTACCATCGGGGTTTGCTTTAGCAGAATTTGCTATTTCCTCAGTTTCATAAGTTATCTTATTTGATGGATTATCTGACCATCTGTTTTCACCTACAAAGTAAAGTGTGATGCTTTTGTCAATAGATGCTGGTTTGGTGATATAGTATGCCATTTTTGAGTGTATCTCTACTTTGTTATTTAGATAAAAAAAGACCCCCCTTGCGGGAGGTCTTGGAAAATCTCAGTGATTGATCACATGAGGTTCTTAACTGCAACACGTCTGTAGTAGCGGTTGCTGTTGACTCTGAGACGACCAGCGCCAATGGTGGTTCCTTCAGCGAATGGATTAGCGACCATGCCGTAGCGAGTCTTAAATCCGATTTTGGGCTGGAAGGTGTTCTCGCCAACTGCACGAACCATCTGAAGAGGAACGTATGGGCAGTAGAAGAGACCAGCGTCATAAGGAGAAGTACCCTTATAACCAACAACGTAGTACTGGTTACCGGAAGCGGTAGCAGTGTTGTTGCCCTGGAGGTTAGCAGAATAAGGATCGATGTATACGCGATACTTACCTTGCAGAACACCAGCGAAGGTGTTACCGGTGTCATCAACGCTAAGGTTAGCGTTAAGTGCAGGGGTGTAATCGAGAATTCCTGCCATCGTGAGTGCGGAAGCAACGTCTGCGGAACACAGAATCATGTTGCCCTTTCCTCTACGAGTTCTTTGTGCGATTGCGTTAGCATCGCGCTCGATTTGGAACAGAAGACCCTTGAACTTCTCAACACTCCAGCGACCGTTAGAGTCGATGTCGAGGTCGAATACACCAGCGGTTGCGGTGTTGGAAACAGCACCTTGCTCAGCAATCTTGTAGACGGTTCTGATAACTTCGCGGTTGATTTCAGCCAAGATCTCAGAAGAGAGGATGTTGGCGAGTTCCGCTTCAGCATTCAGACCGTGGATTGCCTTAAGGTCCTGTGCGAGTTCTAAGGAGTACTCTGCTTTCAGTGCTCTGGACTTAGCAGTAACGGTGACCTTCTCAATCGAGAATGCCATCTCGTTGAAGTTGTCTCCAGTGGTGCCGAGATCCTCAGCATCACCAGTCTGCATACCCTGACCAACGTTGTAGTTGGTGGAAACAGCAGAACCGACTGGGTTCAGAACAGCAGGGTTAGTACCAACATTAGTGGTAGAACCAATACCAGCTGCCTGGTCATCCATACCACCGGTAAGGTCGAATCCTTCGTTCTGACCTGCGAATCCAGTGTCTGCTTCGTTGAACAGTGCTTCTGGATTGGTGGATGCCTGACCGCTGTAGCGGGAGCGCATCGCGAAGATGAGTCCAGTAGGACCGGACATTGGTTGAACGCCTGCGAGGTCATAAGCGACCAGGTTAGGCATAGAACGACGGATCAGGGAGATCAGTACGGGGTCGAAACCTGCAGTACCTGCAGCGTTTGTACCGGAACTGGTGTATCCACCGTTACCAACCTGCATGGTTGGTTGTTCTGCAATCATGCCGCCCTGCTCAAAGGCGACTTGCTCTTGCATAAATTTTTCTTGGTTCTCTAGCAGGACGGCGGTTACCGCTCTACGATGGGGATCTGAGATTTTGTCAAGACCCTCATAGTTGAGGAGAGGTGCCCACTTTTCCTGCAACTGTTCGGATTGGAACATTTGCTTTAAGTGTAATGTTTACGTTTGATTTAATGTTAAATTCAGTTTTGCAGAGTTGAACCCAAGGTTCTCAGGTATGCAGACATTGAGTTAGAGTAAGACTCAGGTGCTGCGTTGTCTACACCCTCGGAAAGGGTTTCGCTCTTGGATGCTGGAGTATTGTTTTTTGAGGAGAAATATGACTCCTTAAGTGTCTCCAACTTCTCACGATATTTGTCTTCACTTTCAAACTCTACACTTTCGGAAAGTGAGGCGAGCTTCTCTTTCTGGGTCTGTGCAAGACCTTCAGAGACTTGATCTAAGATTCCATCAGCAACCGACTCTGCGAGACGCTTGTTAAGGGAGATATTCTTTTCGATTTGCTCGTTGAGTTTTGTCTCCATGTCATCAAGTTTTCCTACCATGCTCTCAAGCACATCATACTTATCTTCAGGGATAGTTACATAATGCTCTTCAAATAGACCTCTCATTCCTTCGAGGAAGGATTCGGTCATTTCTGTCTTGAGTGCTTGCTCAATAACAAGTGCGTTCTCAGTGAACCACTCGTCGGATACATATTCAAGATAAGAATCAACTCGCTCTGCGAGTTCTTCTTTTGCTTCAGCAACTTCCTCTTCAAGTTTAGCAGCGTACTGCTCTTCAAGAGAAGTTTTTACTTCAGCAACCTTGGACTTAAGCGCGGCCTCGAAAATTACTTTGGCCTTCTCTCTGAATTCTTCAGAGAGTTCTTCGCCGCCAAGAAGTGCATTAACATCTTCTTCGATATCGACTTCATCTTCTTCGATGATCTCTTCTTCAGCAACTACATCTTCAGTGGAAACTTCTTCCTCTTCGATGGTCTCTTCAGTGTCGAGATCCTCTTCTTCTTTCATGCCTTTCATGGGTTCTGCTGGTTTTGCACCTTTGGTTACTACGTCCTTGACTTGCTTAAGGGTTCCACCAGGAGTTTTCAGTTTTGCTGAATCGTCGTCTGGCTTATAATTCTCAGGAGTAGGACCCCCAAGATCTTCGTAAGAACCAGCGATGGACGTATCCATAGGTTCAGCTGGTTTCGCTCCGGCATTTACAGCAGTCGAGGATTGCTTTGTGCCTACTTCCATTTCTTGTAATTCTCCACGAGACATTTGAACGCTCCGTTTATCCGTTTTTAAAAACTATATTTATTTATAAATTATAATATTTTATATAATGAAATTAAATGCTATTCAAGAAGTCATTAAATAAGTTCAATTTATTTTCATCAAGTTGCCTTTGATTAGCTAAAGTGTTAATCTGCTTGTATGTTCTCTCAGCATACTTCTCACGAAGAATGCCACCATCCCATACCCAATCCTTTCCTTCCATAATACCTTCAACGAAAGCATCTGGAGCAGAAGGATCCGCAACAATGTCAGCAGCAGTTGCTAACATAAAATCATCACCAACGATGTTGGTGCCTTCACGGGTCATCTTTAATGAACCAATACCACGAGAAGAAACGCCAAGTTTCACTCCTTCACCAATAAGTGAAGATGCAATTTTGCCCATTGGGGTTCCAAGGATCTTTGCTTTACCAATGAAGTTAGAACCTGATTCCTTTAATGAGACAATCTTATGTGATACTCTATCGAGATTAACGGTTGGACCGTCAGGATGACCGAGTTCACCAAGTGCTCTACCAGCAACAACATTGCTCTCATTGTAACGAGAAACTTCACGACGAAGAGTCTCCATAGGATACATACGACCATTACGGTTTTTAATGTTACCCTGAAGGAAAACTCCTTCGATATACAGAGATTTCTTGCCGTTTCTTGATTCGACAATGAATTCTACTGATTCAATTTCTTCTCTAATCAGTTTCATTTTAGTTTGCGCCCCCTGATGTCTGAACTTGTTGGAAATGGAGTTTCGCTGGGTTCGATCCTGAAGACGTAATAGCAGCAATTTTAATTGATGATCTCAACTCAGCATATCTCTTAGGTTGAGTGTGTGCATACCCAACACCATAATCATGATCTACAGTGATTCTTGTGCCGTGAAGACCATTAAATCCTGCACTGTTATCTACAGCAGTGACTTCTTTATGGGAAAATTGTAAATAAGTTTGACTATCAAATGCAGTTAACGAAACATAATCGCCAACTGAAAATGGAGATCCAGTTCCCTCAGGAAAGTCAATAATAGTTGAAGTTCCAGATGTAGAAACACCAACAACTCTTTGTGAAAGAGGTTTTCCGATTGAAATAACTTCTGCTTGCCCCGCACTAATTACGTAATTTGCTGAAGTTGCAGTTGGATCTCCACTTTCAACTTTAACGTGAACAACAGGTGCAGTATGACCAGTAGCAGGATCAGTGCCAATGGCAACAACTCTCATCGAGTCTGATTGTTGTGCTATAGCACTGCTACGAGCTGAAGTGCCCGTAACATCAAGGATTTGATTACTTCCAACCGGTTTATGTGCCATTATCCTTAAAAGATCATTTATAGTAGTTATTTATAATTTATCAAACACCATCCGTGGATTCGAGATCCTCATCAGAGATTTCTCCGATTTCTTCCTCTTCATCTTCCTCAGATTCTACTTCACCAAAAGTCTGTGCTGCCACATAAGGGCGGAAAGCATCAATTTTTTCTGCAGATTTTGCAAACAAAATGTCTTTAATCTTGTCACTGATTTGTGATGGAGAATCATCAGTCACGATAGCATCTAAAAGGTCATCCATTTAATTGTAATGTTATACGACTATGGGTATTTATATCTCACCACCCTTAGGTATTTCTGGTGCCTCTGTTGCAGATCCATCAATTTCAGGTTCCATCTGTGGTTGACCTAAATCCATATCTGCTCCAGTATCAAAAGGTTGACCAGTCGCAGGGTCAATGGTTGCAGGATCTGGAATTATACCTGCTTTAATTTCTTTATCAATAAGTTTATCCTGCTCAATGATGTCCATATCAGTTTGACGCAGAATCTGACGGCGAACATAATCTTGAGAATAATACTTACCAATATATGGTTCTGCAGTCTGAAGGAGAGTCAATCTCTCAGTCATCAGTTCTGCTTCTTTTAACTCTGAAAAATGATTGTCATAGAGGAAGTCATACTGAATATGCTCACTCATAATCTCCCAATCTTCAGGAGTAATTACATTTTTTAGGATCAATTGGGTCTTCAACATATCATTAAACATGTTGGAGAATCTCTTTCTCAAACGACCCACAAATTTGGTGAACTTAAGTTCGTCTCTCAGGATCTCAGAAGATCTCCCCAAGTTAAACCCACCTTCTCCATCCATTCTTGAGGGT